CGTTGTAAACTGTCCACCATTTTGTTTTTCAGTTGTAATACCTACAAGAGATCCTGATGAAGATACTGTGCCAGTGCCGTTTGCTTCTAACTCATTGTTATAATTAGATATACCTGATGTGGTCCAACCGTTTGATCCACTAATACCGTTTATCGTTCCTGATTGATTTTGTAAGTTTGTTTGATTTACATTGGCGTTTGGTAATAAATTACCGCTTGTTGCTGTTTCAGCAAAAGCATTACTCGTCAGAGTCAGAGTAATTAGAAGTCTTACTATTATTTTCTGCATCTTCAATAACCTTTAATTTTTTTACGTATAGATCGTAGTCTGGTCGAAGTTTGCCATATTTTTTCCATTGTGCTTGTGCCTGTTTACCAATCTTACCATCAATCGGGCACGGGGTCCCCGCCATTTCCATGCTTTGAAACACGCGCGGGTCCTGGCAGAGAAGTGCAACGGCTGCTACGTTCATACCGTTTGCTCTAAGTTCTCTTGATAATTTTATTCTCTCACAGTTTTTGTCTCTAAAACTTTTACCACCAGATACTCCTAAACCAAAAGTTTGAAGTCCAGCACTAGCTGATACTGAACACACATCTATTCCAGATGGTGCTAGACCTGGTGCTGTTGCAGTTGGTGGAGCTGATTTAATATTGGATGTTGTATTGTTTGTAGTTGTGCTAGCAGAACTACTACCTGATTCATAAGTTGTGCTGTTAGTGTAACCACCTGTAATGGACGTGTTGGATCCGCTTGTATTATTTTGTGTCGTATCCGCACGTGACGGAGTTGCAACCCATGTTATTAAAAACAATGCGAATACAATTAAAAATATAACCCATTCAGTTTTTTTCATCCTTTTTACTTACCTCATAAAACATTCTGTCAGAGTCCTCAGTAATTAGCCCTTTGTTCTCAACGTTCCAATAGGTTGTTTGTACTTTGTAATCTGGCCAGTTGTCTTTTACTGTAAAGCTTGGGACATTCCAGATCAATCTATTATTTGGTTGAGCGGCAAAGTTGCCGTTTTCTAAAGCAAGAACATGAGCACATTTATGTTCTTGAGGTATTTCTGAGTGCTCGACATCTAGTATATTACTATCTGGAGCCGCCCAGTCAATGGTAAATAAATATTCACCATGATAAAATTTTTTGTCTATGCCTCTAAATTTACCTTTTTCTCCCACTAAAAAATCAAAGCAATGCACACTAGGATGATAACTAAAACAGTTCCACAGTTCCAACTCGTGTACTGACATATCCGGCACTTTGGCTCGGTCATGCGATTTTTGGAAAAACGCTGAGATAGGCAGTCTCCAGTAACACGCACCATTCTCCAACATACAGTGGAATAGTATGGCACGTCCTGCAATACTTGTAATACCAAAGACCACAACGTCTTCAGCTTCTCCATAATGTTCTTGTAAGTCATATAAATATTCCCTCCTTATTTGACAATATATTGGTGGTATGTTTGCATTTAAATAAGCCATAATTAATCGTAAATATCTCCCCAAGTCTCTCCCGATTCGTAGTCAACTTTATTAGGAACTTTTAATGTAACAGCGTTTTCCATAATCTCAACGATCTTTTTGGCGCGCTCTGGTGAGTCAACTGATAGATCAAGTTCATCGTGTATTTGTATGTGTGGTATAATTTTTTCTCTATATAAATCTAACATCGCTTTTTTTGTCATGTCAGCTGCAGATCCTTGAATAAGTTTATTTAAGGCTTTGTATGTAAATGCTCTTCTAATTCTTCCACGGCCATATGTTCTCTCTGCTTCTTCTAAAGTCATAGGTGTGTGCATACCAAACGTTGCAGGTTCCCATTTATCAAATCTACATTTTCTACCAAGTAAAGTTCCAATCGATCCAGATGTTTGTGCAAAGGACGATGTTCTATTCATTAATTCTCTTACAAATGGAACTTTGTCATGATATTGATTAAACAAATCTTCAGCTTCTTGCTTCGTGTTTAATCCTAACTCCGCTTGTAATTTAGCTTTACCCATCCCATAGAACAATCCTAAATTAATTGTTTTAGCTTGTGACCTAGAAATATTTGCCATGTCGGCCACTGTTTGATGAAAATCTACAGAGCCATGTTTAAATTTTTCTACAATCTTGTTTACAGAGTCATTAAAACAAATTGGTTCAGTGGTAGCTGCATAATGCACAACAAGTCTTGGTTCTTGTTGTGAATAGTCAAAACAACCCCACTTACAATCTTTCTCTGGTATAAATAATCCTCTAATCATAGGACCTAAATCTTTATTTCTTGCAGGAATCTGTTGAAGATTAGGATTGGAATAACTAAATCGTCCTGTAACTGTTCCTCCTTGATCAGATTTAATAGGATTAATATCTGCGTGAATTCTACCTTTGTGCTCATGTTTTAATATCGTGTCAATAAATGTAGTGTGTGCCTTGTTTATTTCTCTAGCTTTTGCTATCTTCTGAACTAAAGGATGTGGATGTTCTTTTAAAAAATTTTTTGTAAAGGATGGTGCGTTTGATTTTAAAGTTCTGGAATAAGGTAAAGACAATTTATCAAATACTTGTGCAATCGACCTTGCCGCCCATATTTGGGTTTCTATTCCTGTTTCTTTTTTCACTTGCAGCAATAACTCTTCTTCTTCTGCAACTAGTTTTTGTTTCAGTGTATGAGCTCTTTCGACGTCGACCCTAACTCCATTGAATCTCATATCAACTAAACATGGAAACAAGTTTGTCTCCAGGTCAAACACGTTTTGTAAATTTTGTTTTTGTATCTCTCTTGATAAGACTCTAAATAATTCTAGTGTAAGTTCTGCATCTTTTTCTGCATACGATCCAACATACATCGCTGGAAGTTTGTACATCTCTGATTTTGCATCTACCCCTGCAGTCTCTGCAGCTTCTTTTAATGCTTGTTCGTTTTTTACTTCTCCAAGATAATCATACGATGCACTATTTAAAGAATACCATCTTCTATTTTCATCAATCAAAGATAACATCACCATGGTGTCAATGACAAAACCATTTATTTTAATGCCATATGATTTTAACCAACACACATCATACATTGCATTGTGAAAAATTTTTGTGTTGTCTGTTGCACAAACTTTTGTAATCCACTCTAAAACTTTCTTTTTATCCATGTTTCCTTCACGATGACCAATAGGATAATATCCTGACCACCCCTCAACAGCTACAGCAATGCCAATGATCTCTCCTTGACCTATTACAGAACCGGAACCTTTTGTTTTTAAGTTTGGATCTTTTGTTTCTAAATCAATTGCAATGTATTCATAATTAGATAAATCTGGAAAATTTTCAGGACAAATCCATTCGGTTTGTGCTTTAAAAAAAGGCATTTTCATTATAGATCTTTATTCCACCAAACGAGTGTAATGATAACAATAGTAAAGGCAATCAACCAATATATATGTGTTATATCTTGAACATTCACTTATCCCACTCCTTTCTTATTCTATCAATTTCTAAATCACAATAATGTTTTATTTTATTTAAATCTTGTATTGGATTTCCTTTTTTTAAATATCTAACAATGTATTTAATAACATTCCCCTGAAAAAAGTTCAACCCATTAGCCATGATGAAGTGATAAGGTTGAATTTTTAATTTATAATGATCCCCACCTTCTTGACGATCACATGCTTTTTCAAAAAATGATTTGTTTGTCATAAGTCTTCTCCTATGTTGTATTGATATTCCGAATCTTGATTCGTAATATATAATTTGTTTTTTGCTCGGGTCACACCAACAAAGAACAAACGATGTTCTGTGTCTTTATTTACTTGAGCAGATTCGTAAATAATTCTTTCTAAGTCTGTAAACAAAATAACATTTTCAGACTCTTCACCTTTAACAGAGTGTATTGTGGAAACTTTAATACGTGCAGGTTTGTTTAGATCCTCGCCGCTTGCTACTAGACTCTCGATATATCGACGTTGAGCTTCTGACACATTTAAAACAGTCCAGTCACCAGAGACTAATAAGCCGTGATCTTGTTTTAATTGATTTAGGTCAACTGAATCTATTTGAGCATAATCTTTACTTTTAAAACCATGTTTGATATCTTTCTTGGTTAAAAAACTATATAAAAGATTTACTTCCTCTCCGCTAACATTTGCACCTTTATTTAAACGATCCCAGATATTAATTGCTTCCAATAAACTACTAGGTAATAAGTCGTTGTATTTACAATCAAAACGATGTCCTGTGTCATGCAAGTGTTCTACAATCGGTTTCATTTGTTCGTTAGTTCTTGTTAAAATTAACCACTGACCTTGACTCAAATCAATGTCAGGTAAATCTAAATGGTCAATGACTTCTCCTTCGTAGTCTCTAGGTTGCCATTCTTTATCCAAACGCTCTTGAACATGTTCTAAGATTGACAAAGCAACTTTATGCACTGCTCTTGGAACTCTTACGGACTGAGTTTGTGCATCAATAATACCACGTAAGTTTATAAATTCAGAAGGAGAGGCACCTTGAAACGTATAGATAGCTTGATCGTCATCCCCTGCAATGTAAGATCTTTTACACTGAGACTCAATGTAATAGAACATCTTCCACTGCAAAGGATTCAGATCCTGAGCTTCATCGAGAAAAACTACATCAAGGGATGGTGATAAGTCTTTCTCAACAAACTTGGTCAACATGTCAGAAAATTCATACATGTTATAGAATTCTTTATAATCTTTTAAATCTTGTTCAATTTGTAAAAGTAAATTATCATCAATGTGAATATCAAATTCTAATTCTGTTGCTGCATCTAACACATCAATTTGTTTTGCTCTGGCATACTCAATAATTTTCATGTATTCATTTTTGTAATTTCTATATCCAGACTCGGAGTGATAGTTTTCAAAAGACATATCTTTGCAAATCACAGAAAAATTTTTAAAATCGTTCCAATTTTTTCCGTTTAATAGTTGGGCTGATGTATCTAAACCTAAAGCACGAGTGCCCATGGCATGCATGGTTGAGATGTAATCAAATTCATGTCCTGGAAATCTTTGATAAATTCTTGACTTTGCTTCTTTTGTTGCTGCATTACTAAATGTAATGTATGCAATTTTTTTAGAATCTGTTTTAAGATTAAATAATTCATGGTGTAAATATTTATTAATTAAGGTATGTGTTTTACCTGTGCCAGGAGGTCCAGGAATAATAGTCCTGGTCATTTTTCAAATTCAGCTTTCTTTGTTTTGTTTTTTCTTATAATTGGTTTTTTAAGTTCTAGTCCTTTGACCTGCCAAACTTTTACACTTTCTTCACCGATCTTTTTAACAACAGACTCTGCTTGAAATAAAGTTTGTATTAAGCGTAAAGTTTTGTGTTGATTGTATGTTTTATCTTGCCATTGTTTAGTGGCCATTAAGTATCTCCAGAAGTCTTTAAATTTAAACCAACTATGGCCATTTTCTGTAAATGCTTTTCTTTTCAACACATCTTCTAATTGTTTTCCATTTTTACTTACAAAGTCTGTGAGTGCAGTTTGTAAAATTACATCGATACGCATATCATCTGGTGCTGGAATAGGGTCATCCATTTCTGCTAATAATTTATTTATTCTTTTCTTCCACATCATTTTGTTTGTTGATAATAGTGTTTTACGAATATATATCATTGCATGTTTAGAAAATTTATCTGGGTCATGTAACGTGTCCGGATCACACTCCATAGTTTCACCATCTGCAGTTACAAAATAAATTGGAGGATCCGAATCTAACATTCTAATTCCTGTAATATCTACATCAGGTGATCCTAATTTACCGAACTTTCTTGTAAAACAAAGTTTATCATTACAAAAATTACAAATCGGTTCATCTTTACATTTGTAATCATAATCTTTTTTATTAAGTGAACTAATTGTTTTAGTAACCTCATCTCGTTTCATTGGTGGACTTACAAATTTTTCTGTATTGTAACTATCTATTTTGTTTTCCCAACCTGTTGGGTCAACCTTTTTTAAATATACACCAATATTATATAAATAATTATTACGACCACCTTCCAATACTGCACCTTGTTTTGCGATTGTCTGTAGACACGGTGGTCCATCTGGAAAGTCTGAAGTTTCTTTTGTGTTTTGTGTTAACTGTAAACTTTGCAATCCTACTTTTGATATTACATGCTCTTCGTAATATTTAAAAAATTTATCCATAGACAACGCTTGTCCACCGTCATCAAAAGCAAACCTAATTGATTTATCTCCACCATGATATGGCATGTTTAAAAAACTACCAACATCTCCTCGTTCTGCTTTTATCGTGTTTTGTTTTGGAAAAACTTCTGCCTTCGAATGACCTATGATAGATGCCATTTGTATTAATCTATTTCTCATTAAAATGGCAGGGACAAATTCTTTTGTAAAACAAAAGACGTGTGCTCCACCTGATTTTGATCTAAAAACAATCAAAGGTAATTTTTGTTCTCTTATTTTTTTAATTAAAGCGAGATGATCAAAAGTATAAGTATCAATATCAATGCAACCCCATTTACATTCATTATCCTCATTAATTGGAATAATGCCCAATGCAGGTTCCCGCCCCTTAATGTGTTCCTCCCAAAGTTGATCTGTAACTGGTTTTTTAATTGTAAATGATTTAACTTCAGCTTTACCATCGGACCGAATTTCGTTGGTAATTTTAGTTTGACCATACGCACTTTCTAATCCTTTAAAAATTTCTTTCAACATACATCCCTTTATGTGGGGCGCTAGTTTCCTAGCGCCCAATTGTGGCTATTTATTGTTAGCTTTTAATGTGTTGTGAAAGTCTTTAGCTCTCGCATAAAGATCAGATTTTTTTACTTCACCAACCAAGGATACGCTATATCCATACCATTGATTCCCCTTACCACTGTTTAATACAGAGGTAAGTTTGTAAGCATAAGCAAATGACGCTGGAGTAAATATCCCTTGTTCATCAGACATTGTCTGTGACATTTGTAAAGATAACCAGTTTTTTGCAACTTTACCTTGAGACGCACTCATAGAAATCAATGCAGCTTCAGCGTGACCGTTTTCTGCAACGATCAATACAAAGTTTTGCTGCACAGTTAAAATGTAATTACCATTTTGTAATCTATCTCTATTACCGTCTTTTGTGGTTTTTGACATAATATCAGATTCTGCTGGATAAATGTTTTCTGGTCTACCTGAACCAGTACCAAATTCAGCCCACTCTTGATATTCTGTTTTATGATAACAAGGAATAACATTAATTCCTTTGTCACCATCATACAGTTTTTTAGTTACTGTGTTTAAAAACATACCTGGTTCTGCTCCCTCCACATAATTTTGATTACGCTTCTGTGCCTCACCGGATCCGTTTTGTAAAAGTTTTAAGATGGGTAATGCAAGAGATTCTTGTGTTACGTTCTCAAAACCTTTGTTAGCATCGTCTCTAAATAAAATAGAAGACGGAGTTTGTGCTTGTTTTTGAGTTGTTACTTCACTCATAGTTTTAGCTCCTTTTTATATTTGTACGGTTACCCACGTAAATTTTAAAGCAGTCAGAAGGTATCTCGAGTCCAGACTCATGACACTCTCTGACCACACCTTTAAGGGTTTGAGGGTGTACTCCCACTTTCTGGATTGGTTCGTAGCCCTGTCCCTTAGCAAGGTTTGCATAGTTGCTCGCCTTGTTATCTTCGCCCATACCAAAGGTAACAGTGATCTCATTTTTAATAACATCACCTTGGTTGGTATCACGAAGCCATTTAAAAGCTGCTGCCTCATCTATAATTTTAGCAGAGTAAAAATTAGAGACCTCTACAGTCTCACCATCTGTCAGCTTTAATTTCTTTAAATTCATTTCCTCCATCATTGATGGAATTTCAAATTGTGAAATTGCATTTGCTTTTTCTTTTAGTTTCTTGACGCCCGCCTCTGCGTTTGCGATTTCATCTTCTAGATCTTTTAATTCTTGTACTTTAGATGCTAGTTGCCGTGGATCAGTTACTGCTTTTATAGCATCTTGTTTATCACTTCTATAATCAATCGTCATTAATTTCTCCTTTCTCATAAAGATTAATTGAAATAGGATAATATCTTCTTTCTTGTTTATCCCATTTTAGTAAATTATACTTCCCATTTGTAATTTCAGATACGACAGAACATGCAACGCCTATTATTGCAGGATCTCCAGTTAATAATAAATAATCCCCTGGTTTATAATCCTTCAACATTTTACGTAGTTTAAAAACCAATGGACCTGGAGAGAAAATAATTTGTGAGGTTTCTGGTAACAATATTTTTAATTTACCATATTCAGCTGCACCAATAATATTTATTTTTGGACGGCCTTCTCGTGTTCCTGGTATTGCTTGTAGTACGTATACAAAATTTTCTTTCATAACTTTCTTGACATAATATTTAAAGTATCCTATATAATCTGTCAATAGAAAGAATAAATTATTTTATGAATTATAAGTTTAAAACAAAGCCATTTTTACATCAATTGAAGGCTTTAGAAATGTCATGGAAAAGACAAGTTTTTGCCTATTTTATGGAGATGGGTACAGGTAAATCTAAAGTATTAATTGATAATATTTCAATGCTTTATGACAATGGTAAAATTAATGGTGTCTTAATTGTGGCACCCAAAGGTGTGTATAAAAATTGGTATTCTGATCAAATTCCCATTCACATGCCCGATCACATAGAAAAAACAGTTGTTTTGTGGGAGTCTAGTAAAAATAAAGATGCAGAATATAAAAAATTATTTGAGTCGTCAGATAATTTACAAATTTTAATTATGAATGTTGAGGCTTTCTCCACACAAAAAGGTAAAATATTTGCTACAAAATTTTTAAATTGTCACAAAACTATGATGGCAGTTGATGAGTCAACTACAATTAAAAATCCTGGTGCGATTAGAACTAAAAATATTATTAACCTTGGTAAACACGTAGCTTACAAAAGAATTCTTACTGGGTCACCGGTTACAAAATCACCGCTTGATTTATTTACGCAGTGTTTATTTTTAGATCCTTGGTTGCTTGATCAACAATCTTATTATGCCTTTAGAACAAGGTATGCTATCTGTAAAAAAATAAATGTATCTGGCCGTTCAATTGAAATTGTAGTTGGTTATAGAAATCTTAATGAGTTAACAGAAAAAATAAAACCTTTTTCATATCGATGTTTAAAAGATGATTGTTTAGATTTACCAAGTAAAACATACATGAAGCGTACGATTGTCTTAACATCTGAACAAAAGAAACTTTATAAAGATATGAAAGAAAAAGCCATTGCTTTTTTAAACGGTAAAATGGTGTCGTCTGCAACAGTTATTACTCAGTTGATGCGACTACATCAAATCACTTGTGGTCATTTTAAATCTGATGATGGTGATATACAAAATATAAAATCAAACAGAATAAATGAGCTCATGAATGTGTTAGAAGAGATTGAAGGTAAGGCTATAATTTGGGCTCATTACCGACATGATATTGAAACAATTGTAAAGGAGGTTCAAAAAAAATATGGAGAAAATTCAGTCGTTACTTATTATGGTGATACTTCCATTGAAGATCGTCAAAAAGCGATTACAAAGATTCAGGATATATCCAATCCTGTTAGATTCTTGGTCGGAACGACACAAACAGCAGGATACGGAATCACGTTAACTGCTGCATCCACTATGATCTATTATTCAAATGGATATGATCTTGAAAAGCGTCAGCAATCAGAAGCTCGTATTGATCGTATTGGTCAAGAAAAACCAATGACTTACATTGATATTATTTGTGAAGAAACAATTGATGAAAAAATTGTTGCAGCCCTTCGTAGAAAAATAAACATTGCTACTAAGATCATGGGTGAAGAATTAAAAAAATGGATTTAATCTTTTTTATTTGAAATATCTTTGTAAAAATCTGTCCAAAAAACTTGAACATTTTTTAAGTAACCTGTCCAAAATTCTTTTACCTGTGCGTAAGTTGGGAACATAATAATCTCCTTGTTTATATTGCTTTGCAACAAAATATAGAGGGTACTTAGGGTCGTGTCAAGATTATTTCGTTAATTCTGAGGCATCTGAGAGGGTTTTTTTATAGTAAATTTAGTCCTTTTGCAGCTAAAAAGGCTAATCCAGTAATAATCAGCCCTAAAACATAATCTATTTTTTTGGATGTTTTATCTATGTCTTGGTGCATATGTTTAAGATGATTATTCTTTATTGAATGAATATCTTTTTTTAAACCTGTAATGTAACCATATAAAGCTACAATATGTTCACCAGTTGTTTTAGGTTCTTTTGCCATTACCCTAGTCCCCTTTGACGTAGTCTGATTGCTTTTTCTGATGGTGATAATAAAGCCTCCTCTGTTGGTGTCAAGCCACTTTGTGCAGCCACAGCGGGTTGAACAGGTGGTGTAACCACAGCTGGGTTTGGTTGTGGTGTTTGTGGAGCCTGTGTAGGTAAAGAACTTTGTGCACCTGGTTCAGGTAATAAATAATCTTTTACATTTATTTCTTGATCAAAGTTTTTACCTAATTCTAATTCACTTAACTTATCTTGTATTTCTCCTATTACATCAATAACGTCATCACTTAATGGAGTTTCAAAAGTTTGTGTTTCAAATTTTTCTTGAAGTTTTTCAGTAATATCTAATTGTCTTTCTTGAAAACGTCTTGTTAGTTTTAAAGGTTCGTATATGCTTTCTTCAATAAGACCATATACCTTTCCTAATCTTTTCTTATCAAAAGCTTCAATTAATTTATCTTCATCATATTTTAAAATATTAGCAGCATCTACTACTCTTTTTAATTCAGACATAGCATTATATCTAGCTCTGTTTGCTTTAATATATTGTCTAATAATATCATTTTGTGTTCGTGGTCCACCTCGACCTGTTTCAGTGGTTAGTAAAGCTCCAGAGTCACGAATTTTTCTTTGAAAGTTGGCCAACTTAAATCTTATTCCTTGATCTAAATCTAATTTGACTCCACGCAATCCAATAAATCCTCTAAGCTCATCTGGCACTTCATATTTTCGACCGTATTTATCTTCAGGTTTATTTAACACTGCATTATACAATCTTTCTAACTGTTGCGCAGAACCAGGTGCTAGTTTATTTATTACATACTCTGATATGCCGACAATTTTATCACCTAGTGGTGCCTCAGGATTTACAATTCTTCTACCATCAGGGAAGTCTTTTGTTGGTTTTGTACGCCCACCTCTTGAAAGAATATCTTGAGCTGTAGAAATCCAAATAGACTCATCAACAAAAGGTCTCATTAATCTAGCAATACCTCTGTACGCTCCATCAACAAATCCTTTTATTAATGGTGAGTCTGGGTCAAAGGTTTGTTCTCTTGCTACACCAGAAACAACACTTTCTAACGGGTTGGTTACAGTATCATAAGGTAAAGCCTGACTAACATCTACGTACATGTATTCACCTTTTTCGTTACGATAAGGACCAAAAAGTGTAGAGTCCTCAGAAAAGCTTGGTAAAAATTCTCTCATAGCTGCTAACGCCTCCTTACTAATTCCATAAAGTCCTCTCAAAATTTCTGGAATAACATAACCAAGTCCTGCGAGTGTAAAAGCATTACCAAGTAATCTTCTATATCCCATTCCACCTCTAATTGGGTCGTTAATATGCTTTAATGATAGTTGAACAGAGTTTCCTGTTGTTCTAACTATTTCAGAGGCAAAGGAAACAAAGTTTCCAAGTGGTGATCTCCTTGATGCTTGAATAAAACTTCCTGTTAGTGCATAGTTTGGCACTGTATTTCTTACAATATCTGCAGCTTCACGCATCAAAGCAATATCTGCTGGAAGTTTTTTAATTTTACCTGTTCGCAGTGCTGCTTTGTGCGCATTTTTTAAATTATCAAATTCAGCTATAAAACTAAATATTTTAAAAAAATCATCCTCTGCAAGATATAAATCTTGAGCACCTTTATAAATTTTACTCATGGTCTTGCCAAAGCTTTTAAATATTCGATCAAATACATCACCGCCTTTTCCGATATCATCAAACAATCCAGTAATATCTTTGTAGGTTGCACTACTACTTGCAACTCTTTCATCTAATAAAAATTTATACAACGCTTGGTCTCTTGGTAAGTTACGGTAAAGAATTTGTGGTTGAACTGTATTAAAAGCTTTTTTAAAATTTTTTACCATAAATGCAGGGTTTTTAAAAGGGGGTAAGTTTCCATTCATACTTACAAATGTTCCAGCGGTTGCAAAGTTACGAGTGTGTGTAAACGGACCTAAAACTGTTTTTGATATTTGTGCCATACCTTTTGGTATTAACACTAAATTTCTATAAAGCGTTGACTTAGCCAAAGATTCTAACGGTGCTTTTTCTGCAAATTGTAAAGCATCTGCAAAGTCTTTTCTTGTAAAATATCCATTGACAGGTGGTACGTAATCTTTACCCAATGAGGATGTTATTTGTAATCCTTTAGGTGATGCGATAACTTCAACATTTGGAAAAGCACGAACTGCCTCTTCGTAAGTTGGATAAAGCATTGCTCTCTCACCTTTTGCTCTTGCTTCATCACTAGCTTTTACAATGTTTCTATAAAATTTATCTTTAGCTGCAAGTTGTCCTAAATCGTGAATATAATTAAATATAGTCTCTCTTGGATCTCTAGTAACTCCAAAAAATCTTTCTAAGTTCTTTAAATCAGATTTTGTTTTAATAAAATCTGTTGCTACAAATTTATTTTGTTTTACACTGTTTGCAATATTTACAAGTTGAGTAGCTGAGTCGTCTAACACTTGAGTTGGAACAGGAAACTCTGGAGTTTTTGTTAAAGGATTTTGTCTAACATTTTGTAAAATACTTTTAGTTAAAAGATCTAAATCTGTGTCATCATAAACTTTACCAATGCTTTGTCCATATCTAGCTATGATTTGTTTTACAGCATCAATAGATTCTTGTGTAGGTTTATAATTTTTTATACCAAAAAAATTTTTGTCGGTAAATATTCTATACTCTGATCTAAAAAAATTACTGAATCTATTAGACATAAGATCATTAAATTCTTTTATATTTAATGGAGTTGCTTGACCACCAAATAAGGCATTCTTACTTCTATTCATAGCATCTCTTACTTTTCCAAGTGTGCCAACCAATAAATCTTGTTGAGGTCCCTCAATTCCAAAATTAGTCACATAATTTTTAAACTCTTTTAATTTTTTTTCGTCAAACCCACTAAATACAATTCGATTACCAATAGTTGTATCTTTTCCAGAAAACAATAACTCATCCATTTTACCTAATACACGACCGGGTGTTCCATCGTTGGTGAGTGGTTTTGATTGTTGAACAACTTTTGCTAAATTAATATCAATATCTTTTACAAGGTCCTTTGCTGTTAAATCTTGTCTTTCAATTCGGCCTAATGCTTTTATTTGTTCTTCAAATAGTTTAGGGTCTTTTTTACCTCTCGCTTGAAAAGGTGCTCTAATATAATTATCAATAAATCTTTCTATTTGTGAGTTACTGTAAGCTAAATCTTTACTTTGCTTTGACAATAAATTACCAATTAATTTACCACCATAAACAAAAGGCACAGTGATTAAGGTGTTCTCTGTTCCAAATTTAAATCTGTTACTTAATTTTCTTATGGCATCATCTTGAGCAAGAGCTCTGTCTTCTCTATCTATAGCTGTAGCACCACCAAAAACATCACCAAAAGTTCCAATGTCCTCTATATCTACGACAAAAGATGTGCCTACTCCACCACCACCAGCCACGGCAGCAAATCTCTGTGTACCTGATAGTTTATTTAAATCTTTTGCTTTTTTAAGAGCTTTTAAATTATTATTGCTTGGTATAACCACTTTATTATTTTTAGCTGCAGTAATATATTTATTAGCAAGAGCTTTTGCTTTTTCTGCACCTTTGATTGTAATATTGGTGCCAACTTTTGCTGTATTATATATTTGAACAAAAGCAGAAACCAACCTTCCTGCTGCTCTTTGTCTTGCTGTTTCTTCCGCACTTTTGGATATTTTACCAACAAAGGTATCATAAAAAGCTTTGTCTAATCTAGCTGCATAACCTTGATCAACTGGAACATCATCCTCTTGAAAAGCATCTAATATTTCTGCACCTAGTTGCACAAAACCATAAGGAACTTTTATAACACCATCAACAGCACCTGCTGCTATGGCTGTAAAAGCACCAACTACATTATCAGGTACCTCATCACCTAAACCAAAATAATCAGCAAGACCTGCTTCTATTGGTTTTTTTCTAAAATCTTTTTCTGTTAATGTTTCTGGTATAGGTACAAATTTTTCAGAGGACATTTTAGTTCCCCATTTCTTTGATATAATCTAAAGCACCTAAACTTTTAAATTCTCCGTCACCTACATAGGATAAAACTTTATTATTGGTTATATCAATATAATACTTTCCTGGTATAAATTTTCGTAAACGATTAGCACTGCTGCCTGAAATTTTTAAATTACCATTTTGTAATGGTTCAAAACTCTCTTTTGTTTGAATATATCTATCCTCTCGACTTGCTACTGATGCTCTTGGTATTGATAATTTTCCATTGTCCATAGTGAACATATTAAGATCTATCGCTGCATCTATATTTGCTTTACTTGGTGCTTGTTTTTGTTTTTCTCCTATTTGAATATCATAAAAACTTCGGTTTCTATTTATTTTATTTTGTATTACATCATCCGTGGCTCTAGATTTTCTAGTTCCTAATTCACCTGCTTTTTTTAAGGCTGCTAGTTTTAAAGCTCTATCTGATTGTAAAACTCCTGACGCTGCAGTTAATCCAAGTTGTCTTTTAAATTGATCTTCAGCTGCAATTTGTTTTCCTAAGTCAGCTGCTGGTGCTTGTGCAGCTCCAGCAATATCTGCAAAAACATTACCTGTAGTTGGTCTAGATGCAATGGCTGGACCAAATTGTAAAAGAAAATTTGTAAGCAAATCACGTCTTGAAGGTGCACCTGCAAATCTTCCTAATAGTGCTGCTTGTTGTTTTATTCTCTCTGCTTGAGACCCACCTTGAAGTGCATCTATTTGCGCTTGAGTAAAACCTTTTAAACCACCAACAGAAAATTTTTCTCTATCCTTAATACCAGTCATCACACCTTCCATAGCAGGTCCGCCTTTTCTAAACATGGGTCTTTTTAATATTCTACTCATTATCCAAATGGTCCTTTAATCGCTCTATAAATACCAGCACCTGTTGCTCCAATACCTAATGCAGTTTGTAATGGACTTGGGTCTGGAGTTCGTTGAAAATTAAATTGTGCTGGGAAACCAAACAATCCAGTAACACCTGTTCCAAAGAAAGCAGTTCTTTGTTGCTCTTCAAGTGCAGCATCTCTTGCCGCTCTAGCTGCAGCATCAAGTTGAGCTTGTGCTTGAGCTTGTTGAGCTATTCCAACTTGACTTAATGTTCCTATATCTTGTTGACCTAAAGCTTGTTGTTGAGCGCCAAGTCCTGCTTGGAAACCACCCAATCCTTGAAGTGATTGTGATAGAGCTTGTCTTGCTCCACCAATACCTAGGGCAGCTCCTGCTAAACTTTGTTCTGCTTGACCAATACCAAGTTGTTGTCCAGCAAGTCCTGCTTGAGCTTGAGCTAAACCTAATCGTCTACTAAAATCTTGTCCTGCTAATTGTTGTGCTTGTGTAAATCCTTGTTGTAATAATCCAGCTTGTAAAGCTGCTCTGTTTGCATCTGACCTTGCTCCAAACTCTGCTTGTAAAACTCCTTCACGTCCACCTCCAAATGCACCGGGCACTCCTAGTACGGCCGCAGACTGTCTTGCTTCTTCTATTTGTCTTTGTCTATCAAACTCTGCAAGTGTTGTATCAATAACGTCTTGTTGAAAAGGTGAGGTGTAAGCTTGATATGCGGTTGGTCCAGTAAGCCCCGCCGCTCCTGTTAGTGTTGTGCCTACATCGGTAAGTCCTTGTTGTGCGGCTGTGATTGCTCCAGGGACATTGGCTAATCTTAAATCAGCAGCTTGAATAGCTGCAGGAACACCGCCTAACTGTGTTGCCGCTTCTGTTCCTCTAGTTGCCGCTTCTGTTAAAAATGGTTGAAACGCTCCAACACCAGAAGCTGCAAGCGTTGCTGCTTGAGTTTGTAGTGGATCTTGTGCTGCAACTGTTGGTGCAAAAGCAGCCGTATCAATTGGTGTGCCTGAAACTCTAGCAAGTTGATCAGCAAACGTTTGTCCTATTGCTTCAATAAACGGTGCGGGTAATGTTCTTTGTGTTGTCTCTGCCATTATGCTACTCTATTTTCTAGCTCCTTCATTGTGTCATACATCTTTTGTGCACCTTTTTCAATGCTTCCGTCTCCTGCACCTTTGACTGCATCAGCTGTCATGACAAATTCGTTTTTAGATAACATTGCTGGAACATCATCTGCTTTTTCTTTTATACCCACAGGCACAAAACCACCTGTTTCTCTGTAATCTCTTTCCATAATTCCTGCTGCATTTGTTTTCATAATACCTGTTGGCATATCAACTTGACCACCCTTTGCTAAACCTGGTAGATCTTGAAAAGCTTCTCTTGCTTTTCGTGCAGCTTCTTCTTCAGAAAAACCCTCTTCTAAAAATTCTTCAAAAAGCTTTTCTAATAATCTTTCGTTGTATTCATTAGATACCATCATGATACCACTCTTGTCTTCACTACCATTTGCAAGACCTACACGGCCACCTAATGCATAACCTAAGTTAGAAGTCGTTCTAGATAGAAAATCATCTAACTCAGCACCAGAATAAAAATTACTACCATATTGTCGTAAAAATTTTGTGACATCTGCTCGTCTTTGTGTAAATTCTGCTGCAGTTTCATCTTCTTGTTGTTCTGGGCTAAAGAAAAAAGGTGCAGCGGTTAGTGCTCCTAAAAGAACTTTTGGTGCATTTTGTTTATCTGTTACATAATCAGCTAAACCACTTGCTGCTCCACTAATATCTCTATCCATTAAACTTCTTCCTATGTCTGCTAAAGTTGTTCTATTCGTTAGTTGTGCAAGAGGTGTTCCTCCTGGTCCCACTGGATCTCCTCTTCCTAAAAATTGTTCAACAGTTCGAGCAGCTTCAGCCTCAGCCAAATCTCCTGCACTCTCTGCTTGAACGGCTTCAGCTCTTGCAGTTCTAAACGCTGCTCTATCTTTTGGTGTTAATTCAGCTGCTTGCGCAGTTCCTGTGATATTAAAATCTCGATCACTCGTTGGAGCAAGAAGTCTAGCTTCATCGAAAGTATCGAGTAATGGTCGATCTGAAACACGCGGTCCGCTAGCTGGAATAAATTGACCTTCTGCAAACTCATCAATACCAGATAATTGTTCAGCGCTTTGCATTGTTTTATTACCGTCTAGATAATCTGTTGTATCAAAACCCTCTTGTCCTGGAATAACACTTGGTGGTGAAAGTCTATCTTGTAACGCTCCTACACCTGCAAATAAACCACCAGCTAATGCAGCTTGTTGTAAATTAACATCTCTTCCGGTAGCAAGATTCGTTCCAATATTTGTAAGAGAACCCACAGCAGCTCTTTGTAATGCTTCATTTTGTATTCCTGAAATACCAGGGATATTAGGAACAGCAGCACCAATACCTCCAGCAACCAATGCGCTTTTTAAATCAACATCACCACCTGAAAGTTTAGTTGCAGCAGCGTTTATTAAAGCTCTATTTAACGCTTGGTTAATAAAACCAGTCCCTTTAAGAAAAGAAAATTGTGGTCCAAAAACAGCTAGACCAAGTTGTCCAACAGGACTACTAACAATTTTTTTAATTGGTTTAGTTACTTTTTTTACAACTTTTTTAACTTTCGAGCCCATAATGTCCTTTTGTAAATCTTTTTGTTTTTCTGTAAACTTCACCGTTTGGTGATACTCGTAACCAGCTTACATATTTATTTAATCCTAATAACTCAGTAAAATATTTTTTAGTCCAACGGTGAACTTTTATAATATTACCTATACAAACTGTATCGATGTGCCATGGTCGATTACCACTGTTCCAATCACCCGGTTCTAGCTCGGTTGTTTTTAAATATCTATTTTCAGCTTCTTTACTTAAAAAAGCCCAGTTTGTAAAAGCAATCACGTTTTCTCCGTCCTTGTGTATTTTATACTGTTCTAATTGAAAAGATGGCAAGATATGTTGGTAGAGTTCTTCATAGGTGTTATCTTTATATCGATCAAACTTTTTGTATAGTTCGACAACAACCTGCATATCGTCATTCATCTTAATTAAACTGCAGGGATTTCACCTGAACCTATATATCTACTAGTTTTTACAGGATAAATCAACACTATGTTGTCACCTCTCTAGGCTTAATTTCTAGGGCTGATAACACCACATGGAGTCGATTTGCTGTAGCTGCAGTCACTTTTATAACTTCAGACTCTGTAGCAACTAGCGGATTTGTTAGTAATTCTGTTGTTCCATTTGCACTAATAGACTTTGTTTTAAATAAGCTAAATACATCATCTGATGTATCTGTAATTGTAACTGTTATAGTATCTGCGTTCCCTGAGTCCTCAGACACGAGTATTGATTTAATCACCGAGGTTGTTGCACTAGGGACCGTGTATAACGTGGTTACACTCGTTGTGGTTAGATCTGCTTTTTTATTAATAAATGTATTAGCCATTAATTTAAAAAGAAGTTTTGTGCTTCAACTTCATCCTTCAAGTCTTGTTGATACGTTGTATTTAATTTTTGCACAATACCATCAATATCACGAACTAGTGATCTTGCTGTGATGACATCATACTCTTGATTAGGTTGTGTAAGTGATTGTACAATTTTAGCCATTATCTTCTACCATCCGAGTTGTAATCGATTCTAAATGTTCCAAGTCTCCAAAATTGATTTGTAGAATCATTAGAAACTTTTAGCGCTATAAACCTAGCTCTAGCACGTGTGTCTATTTTTTGTGTAGCAGGGCTAACAGTAAATGGACCAAGTGATGAGCTTGCTGCAGTATCATTTGGAAAATCTCTTAAGTCTAATTGTATTGTTGCGTTTCCTGTTTGTGATAAAAAATCTGGCAACACACGACTTATTCTCATCATCGTATCACCATCGCCTTGTAATCCTTCACGTTGACCAATATCAAAATCACCTGATTTAATATTTGCAGTGATCGCTGTTGTTTGTCCTGACAACACTTGGTTAAGTCCTGTTTCATGTTGATAGTAAACAGAACAACCATCTTGATTACCTTGTACGTAAGTTGTTGATGTAGAACTTACATTTGAACTATCATCATAGTCTGTTGCATGAGGTTTACCAAAAATTGCAGAATCAGACCAAGCTGTTCTATCAAGTGTGCCAATTGACCAAATAGGTCTTGCGGCTGTTGAATCTAAATAATTATAAGACACCATTCTATTAACTGTGTTCGATCCAGCGTTTGGATAGAACCACATCACTTCACCAAACAAGTTATTAAGTCCAGCATTAATATGTTGTCTCGGTGTTGTATTTAAATCATCAAAAACATGATCCTCAACTAAACACGGAAGTGATTCTAATTTACCAGTATATCTAAAGAAACCATTCTCTGACATCCAATAGGCTGTTCCATCAACTTCAACTGCAGCGTTCTGTCCAATCAAACCACAGTTAGTTCCAACTTGTTGAAATGAAAATGTAAAAGGTGGTCCAACAAAACGCATAATAAATAATGCAGTGTCCGTCCAAACATAGATTGCATCACGACCACGAATAGCTCCAACAATTCGTGATCCGTCGGCTAATCTTTGTGTACCTGCAGTATTGGTTGATGATGGAGTATACGATGTTGTAGCATTAATACTTTCCTGATCTGAGAACCTGATAAACATTGGATCTTTAGTTGACTTTGTACCAATCGTTGTTTCAGTTCCAAAAAATATTAAGTGTCTATCTGGTGTAGAAACTAAAGTTGTAGCGGTTGCTGTTGGTGCGTTTGCTAATATCGTTGCACGTGTTGAGTTTGCAGCTGTGGCCTCTGAGTTCCAACTAAATGTTTCACCACCGTTAATGGTTGCAATTAGTAAATTACCAAAATTATCAAGTGACCATATTCCTGGTGCAGTAACAACATCTCCTGATGGCGCGCTGTTCCAAGCAGCAAAAGATGCAGCATCAGTTACTGTTGCGGCAGAATCATGTGCTGCAGCAGTTGTTCCTTGTGCTCCTCTTGTTAGACCTGATAGTGTTCCAGAATCATCGTTTGCTGTGTAGGTTATAAGTTCAGTTCCAATCAACACTGTTCCAGATGAAGAGAACGAAGATGAACT